TGGTGGGATAGCTAATTTCTTACAGCCGCTTAGTAATTACTTGCGTAATCAGGTGTCGCAGGAGCAGATCGATCCGTTTATTCAAGAAGTGACTCAGATGGCTCAAGAGCGTTTTAATCTACAAGGTGGCGGGCTACAAAGTCTCCCTGCCGTTGGCTTACGTGGGGGTCCAAGTATTGCGGAGCCAATAATGCCTGCCGTTCCTTTTCGATTTAACGCTAATCAGATATCTCCAGCCTCGCTTGTTGTTCCATCTGAATCAAAACTAGAACCTGCCGTTGGTGCTTTTCCAGCCTTTCCGACCCTTGGTTAACAAATGAGGCTTTTCTAATGGCACGACCGCGTATCAGGCAGTTTGCTGATGACATGGGAATCAGTTATGATGAGGCCAAGAACCTCATCGAAAAGGGCCGTCGTCGCAGAGACGGTGGCGCACAAGTATTGGAGAGACACATGCGTAAGTCACCGGCCAAGCCTAGTAGGAAAAAGAAGCGCAGCCCCGGCAAGGGTGTGACTGCTGGGCGCACTCCCGGAGGAAGTTTATATCAAATCCCTGGCACTCCATACTATGCGGATGACGAGCAGATGGAAATCCTTCGCCGTCAGTCCCCCACCAAAAAAGCCATGGGTGGCGCACAGGTTGGTGGTATGACGGTCGAGCAGGTGATGCAGACGATTGAGGATGATACCAAAATTGGAACTAAAAAGGTTCCGTTGAACCGCGAAGAGCAGCCGCAATCGCGCGGTGGCGGCAAGGCTATCCAAGGCACCAAGTTTACTGGGGTTAAGTAGATGGCGACGTTCCGCACGGATCCGGATACGGGAAGGACCGTAATTAGCGAAGAAAACCGAGTTGACGGCTCTCGTGGAAGTACTGTTCAAGATACGTATGGATCGGATGGGCCAAGCGGCGGGTTTGGCCCTCCTGTAGGTTTTACTCCTGGCAGCGGCACTGCGGCAGGAACTCTTAGCCCGCAAGAGTTTATGAATGTTACTGGGCGTACGGCGACAAACCCTTATGGTAAACAAGGATTTTTTAGTCGCGTTTTTGGTATTGATCCCAGTAAAATAGATTACACGAACAATTTTGGTCAGAATCCTGCGGAGTCGCAGGGGATTATGTCGGCTCTAAACAGCAGAGCATACAACGCTTATTTGAATCCTGTTAATCTTTCTACGGGATTCGTAAATCCAATGCTTGACGAGGGTTCATTAACTAGATTTGGCCGAGTAGAACGTGATCCAAATCTTAGGCAGGGTGTCGGTGGTTTTGGGTTGCCAGCAATAATATCCAATCTGTTTGATCGCAGCGATCTCGTAGTTCCGGGGCAACCGGCTAGCGATGCGCGTCGGCAGGATATTGGAATCTTCGATTTTGAAACGCCGAGAAACATGGATGAGTTGGTTTCTTCGGCGCTTCAAGAGCAGGCGCCAAGAAGTATAGCTGGACTGACTGATATTGAAATTTTCGAGCCGTTTACTACTGATGACGAACGGATGACTGATGACGCTGCTATGCCTACAGTGGCCGAGGTTCTTGCTGCGGAGCCGACGGCAGCAACAGCGCCGGTGGCTGGCAGTGTTCTCGTGAATTCCCGTCCGACTGTCACGACACCGGAAACAGCAAACGAACGACTTATGCGCGAACGCCAAGAAGTGTTTGACGAGTCACTGCGCCGGCGCGCCGAGGAAACTCAAGGATTCGGCGAAAGAATGGAGAGATTCGCAGAGGAAGAAGCTGCACGTAGGGAGCGAATAGATGCTCTTCTTGGGGATCCTTTGGATGAAATGCCGCAACCGGCTCCGGCGTTCCCGCACGTTGTTTTACCATCATTGATAAGCCCTGAGTTTCCTGCTCCGTTGCCAGAGGCACTTCCTCGGGGAATTGATCCAAGGGCGTCATCCTTGGCTCAAGAACTGGAGCTTCTTGCTCGAGAAAGGGCGATGCAATGAAAATCGAAATCAAACTAATTCCAGACGGACTCGATCTGGCGAAAGAGATTCAAGACGGCATCCCCGTGGACAAGATGATCAACGGCGGCGGCGACGATGGTTCGTGCCCTGTAGCTACACAGGATGTAGAGACCAACGAAGAGAACAAACGCCTTGCTATCAAGGAGCATCAGTACGGTCCGGCCATTAACCCGGAGTCTTCGTGTGGTGTGTGTGCGTACTACAACATTGCACCGCAGATGCAGTCTTGTATGAAAGATGACTCTGGCGACATAGGCTACTGTCAGCTTCTCAAGTTTATGTGCGGCGCCGAGAATTCGTGTGCGGCATTTGAAGAAGGCGGACCCATTACAGAGGTGATGTAATGGACGTTGTAGATTTTCTTACAAGGTATCAAAAAACCTTGCAAACTCGTGTTGACGATATTAGCTTATCGGTAACAAGCGGTAGCGCATCAGATATGGAGCACTACCGCGCGATGATAGGTGAGATTCAGGGGATCACCTACGCGCTAGAAGAGCTACGCTCCCTGCTAAAAAAGGTAAACTATGACGACGCTTCTAGTTCCTGACCACATTCTCCGGCAACAGCAAGCCAAGAAAAAAGCTGAAGAAGAAGCCTCCAAAAAACCCGCACTAGATAGGATCCCGCAGCCCACCGGCTGGCGGATTCTTGTCATGCCCTATCAGGGCAGGGCCAAGACTGAGGGTGGAGTGTACGTTCCCGATCAAGCCAAAGACCGCGAAGCACGGGCTACTGTTGTGGCATACGTGGTGAAGACCGGCCCGCTTGCCTATCAGGATCCGGACAAATTTGGTCCTGATTGCAAGCCGTGGTGCCAAGAAGGCGACTGGGTCTGTATTGGTCGGTACGCCGGATCGCGCTTCCAGATTGAAGGTGGCGAGGTTCGCATTATCAATGACGACGAAGTCATTGCAACCATCATCGATCCCGATGATATCAAGACATACGGAGCCTAGTATGCAAAACAATCTTGCTGAGAAGGAAGAAGAGGGCGTAGAAATCGTCACGGCTGATGAAGAAGAGCAGCAGCCAGAAGATGTTTCACGTGAAACATCGGAAGACGCTCCAGCGGAGCAGGAAGCAACGCCGGATGAATTAGAGCAATATTCGGAATCTGTTCAGCGACGTATTTCAAAGCTGACAAACAGGTTTCGGGAAGAAGAACGTCAGCGGCAGGCTGCAATTGAGTATGCTGAAGCGGTCAAGCAGCAAAATGATGAGCTTCGTGCCCGCATTGACAAACTTGATCAGTCTTATGTTGGCGAGTTCGGCAACCGCGTAGAGGCGGATGCTGTTGCTGCCAAGGAAGCGTACAAAAAAGCGTACGACGAAGGTGACGCTGACGGTATGTTCGAGGCGCAGCAGCGGATTAGTCGTATCGCTCTGGAGCAGGCTCGTTATGAAGAGGCCAAACGCCGTAACGAGCAGCGTCAGGAGCAGCCGCAGCGTCAGGAACCTGTCGCGCAACAGCCGGCGCAACAGCCAACAGCCCAACCAGATCCGAAGGCCGAGGCGTGGGCATCGAAGAACGAGTGGTTTGGCAACGACCAGACCATGACGTATGCCGCTTTCGGTATTCATCGACAACTTATTGAAGACGAGGGGTTTGACCCCACATCAGATGAGTATTATAGTGAGCTTGACAAACGTGTTCGCACGGAGTTCCCGCATAAGTTTGCGGAAACGAAACGCGACACTGGACCTAGAGTCGCTTCTGCTGGGTCCACGGCGTCAAAGTCGTCGTCACCAAAGGGGCGCAGAACAGTCAAACTGACTCCATCGCAGATTGCGATTGCGAAGCGATTGAATGTTCCGCTCGAGGAATATGCCAAGTACGTGAAGGAGTAAAGTTATGGCTGATAGAAAACCACGCGAAGCAACAACTCGCGCAAACACCCAGCGGCGCAAGCCCTGGACCCCGCCTTCCAAGCTAGAGGCGCCCGAAGCACCCGCTGGTTACCAGCATCGTTGGGTCAGAACTCACCTCCGTGGTGACGACGACAAAACCAACGTACACGCGAAGCTCCGTGAGGGGTGGGAACCAGTACGTGCAGACGAGTACCCCGAGATGGGAGATCGCTATCCAGTGATCGAGGAAGGCAAGAATGCTGGGATTATTGGCGTAGGCGGCTTGATGCTGTGTCGAATTCCAGAGGAAACGGTCGAAGAGAGAACTGAATACTATCGGGAACAGACCCGCAATCAGATGCGTTCCGTTGACGAAAACCTTATGAGGGAACAACATCCCTCAATGCCTATCCACAACGATAGGCAGAGTCGTGTAACCTTCGGGGGAAAAGATTCCTCCTAACCTATGAGGTAGAGCAATGGCAAATGCCAATGTTGGCTTCGGTTTGAAGCCCATCAATACCGCTGGTAGCACTCCTGCTACTTCCGGTACTAATGCATACTTCATTGACAGTGCTGCAAGCGCGATCTTTCAAGGTTCTCCGGTCATCGCAACTGACGGCGGCGAAATCGCCGTCTCTAGTTCTGCTTCCGGTGACACTCTGAAGTTCGTGGGCGTATTCGCTGGCTGTGAGTATGTTTCTTCATCGACCGGTAAAAAGGTCTTCTCTAACTACTGGCCTGGTTCGGGCGCGGACACCAACTTCGATATCATCGGACACGTGTACGACAACCCGATGCAGCGTTTTGTCATCTGTTCCGATGCATCGCTGACCAACAAGGCTGGTGCTATCGCAACCATCTTCGAGGGCGCTGAGTTCTCCGCTGAGTCCGGCAAGGGCGCAGCAGATGGTAGCACGACCACTGGTATCTCGGCTGCACAGCTTGACGTATCGACTGTAGACGCTTCCGATCTTTCGCATCCGCTGAAGATTGTTGGTGTTATGGACGATCCGGAGAACGCTGACTTTACTGCTGCCGGCATTCCGCTGATCGTGATGATCAACAACCACGCGCTTCTGGCCGGCTCGGCTGAAGCGACCGTATCGTAAGGAGGGTAGTGAGTTATGGCTATTTCTCGCGCACAACTCGCCAAAGAGCTTGAGCCTGGCCTCAACGCCCTCTTTGGTATGGAATACAACCGATACGAGGGTCAGCATGCTGAAATCTTCGACACCGAAGGCTCAGATCGAGCATTCGAGGAAGAGGTCATGCTGTCGGGTTTCGGTGCCGCACCGGTTAAAAACGAAGGCGCTGGAATCTCGTTCGACGACGCAAACGAGGCGTATACTGCACGGTATACCCACGAGACCGTCGCAATGGGTTTCTCGATCACCGAGGAAGCTGTTGAGGACAACCTCTACGACCGTCTAGCATCTCGCTACACTCGTGCCCTCGCCCGTTCGATGGCACACACCAAGCAAGTTAAGGCCGCTTCCGTTCTTAACAACGCGTTCACCGCAGGCGCAACTGCCGGCGGCGACGGTGTAGCACTCTGTGATGCTTCGCACCCGCTTACCAGCGGTGGCACTTTTGCCAACGAGCCGTCCACTGCGGCAGACCTGAACGAAACTTCGCTCGAAGATGCGCTGATTAACATCGCAGGCTTCGTCGATGAGCGTGGTCTGGTCATCGCACTGCGTGGCATGAAACTGATCATTCCGCGTCAGCTTCAGTTCGTTGCAGAGCGTCTGCTGGTATCGAACCTTCGTGTCGGCACCGCCGATAACGATGTTAACGCCCTGAAGTCGATGGGTATGCTTCCGGAAGGTTATGTGGTCAACGACTACCTGACCGACACCGATGCGTTCTTCATCAAGACTGACGCTCCGAATGGCCTCAAGCACTTCGAGCGTATGCCTCTGGCGACCAACATGGACCCGGATTTCGACACCGGCAACATGCGCTTCAAGGCACGTGAGCGTTACAGCTTCGGATTCTCGGATCCTCGCTGCGTATTCGGTTCGCCGGGCGCAGCCTAAACGAGGAAACATTTCCTCCCCACTGGGGGCCGCGATTGCGGCCCCCTTTTTTTTCGGGTATTATGCTCTTGTCCCTGACAGACCTATGGGAGGTCTGACACTAGCCAAGACAGGAGTACCTTATGGCTAAAACAACCTTTTCGGGTCCGGTGCGGTCGAACCGTGGTTTCACCGCTGCTGGCTCCACCGCGATGGTTAACATCACCGCAGAGACTACCCTTACCTATGACGATCACGTTGGCCGCATCATCAAGGTGAATGATGCCGACGGCGCGATCACTCTCCCGACCATTTCGAATGACACGCTTGGCGCTCGGTACACGTTCTACGTGGGCACCGACTGCACCGACTGTGACATCAAGACCGATGGCACTGACAAGTTTGTTGGTTCTCTGTCTGTTATGGAGGACTCTGGCCTGACAGAGACCTACGCTCCGGCAGCATCCAACGATGTCATCTCGATGAACGGCACCACCACTGGTGGCGACAAGGGATCTTACGTCGAGATCACCGCTATCGAAGACAATGTGTACCTCGTGCAGGGCATGCTGCTTGGTTCCGGTGAGGCCGTAACACCGTTCGCCGATAGCTAATAGGAGGCCGTAATGGCAAGCTCGATTGTCGCTAAAACAGCAACAGCAACGGGCGAACTGCTTGGCGGCAGAACCCGTCTCAAGTCGTTTGTCGTTAAGACGGCTGGTAGCGGTAGTCCTGCTGCCGTCTTCCGTAGCGGCGGTGCCTCTGGAACAACCCTGCTGACCATGACATTTCTTGTGTCCGATGACACGCAGGTCACTATTCCGGAGCACGGCATGGTTTTTGACGAAGGGTGCCACGTTACTCTTACAGCCATAGACTCGATTACTGCGTTCTTTGGCTAAGTAGATGGCTGGCAACGAAGTCATAGCAAAACACACACACGTCTCCGCCAGTCTTGCCGACTGTCGGGGGCGTCTTAAAGGTTTTATTGTCAACCACAGCACTGGCGTGACAGAAAACATTTTAATCTATGACAACGCTTCGGCGGCATCAGGCAATGTTTTGCTGGAGATTGACGAGACAACACAGGGCACGATTACGTACGAGATTCCGGGCGACGGGATAATTTTTGCAGATGGTCTGTACGTTTCGCTCCCTGCCAATACGACTATTACCCTGTTCATGCAGCTTGGGGGCAGATAATGGCGGCGAAGAAAAAGAAAAAATCTGTTAGTCTATCGGTCAAACGCGGCGAGAAGCTGCCCGCCTCAAAAGGCGCAGGACTCACGGCCAAGGGCCGTGCCAAATACAACCGGGCGACAGGATCGAAGCTAAAGGCTCCGCAGCCGGGTGGTGGCAAGAGACGCACGTCTTACTGTGCGCGGTCCAAGGGCCAAATGAAAATGCACAACATCAACTGTAAGAAGACGCCGAAGAAGCGTATCTGTGCGGCGCGTCGGAGGTGGAAATGCTAGATGAAAAAGCGTTGGCGAAAGCCATTATTATTGGTCTTGGTGGCGTGGCTCTTTCTCTTGTGGTTTGGATCCTCACGACACTGATCGAGGTGGATAAACGCACGGCTGTGATCGCTACGAAAGTCGAGTCGAATCACGACATGCTGACGCCGCTGTGGGAAGACTTCATTCAAAGGAAAGCAAATGGCAATCTCGCGAGGTTCAATGTCCAAGCAAACTAGCAAGGGCGGTTCCAAGAAGGACGCCTGTTACCACAAGGTGAAAGCCCGCTACGATGTGTGGCCTTCTGCATATGCATCTGGTGCGCTGGCGAAGTGCCGAAAGGTTGGCGCTGCCAACTGGGGCAACAAGGGCAAGAAGAAAACCAGGAAGGCTGCTGCTGGCGGCATTACTGAGCAACGCGCCAAGCGTCCGTTTCGAGGCAACCTCGAAGCGAATCAGGTCGTTGCACGTGGTTGTGGTGGAGTTATGAACGGACGGCGAAAGAAAACTAACATGAGTTAGTGATGTTCCATGCGTTTCTGTTGATGGTCTATGTCGGGATAGGAGATGACAAACGAGTTGTAAGCAAGGACATGTACTTCCGTGATGTGAATGAGTGCACCTACTTCGCCCAAGTGCTTCACAAGCAGGGCAGCCAGATCACAGCGTACTGCCTACCAAAACTCGTGGATGAAAATACAAAGGTGTACTGATGTTAGCCGAACTGGCCGCAGCAAATGCAGCGTTTGCAGTAATTAAGCAAGCTGTATCGAATGGAAAAGAAATCGCTGCTGCTGGTAATGCCATTGCAGAGTTTGTTGGTGCGAAAGAAAAGCTCCAGCAGAAGGCGCAGAAGAAGGGTGGCGGTTCGGATCTCGAGGAGTTTATGGCTCTGGAGAAGATCAGGGAGCAGGAAGAACAACTGAAGCAGATCATGATCTACGCTGGGCGCCCCGGGTTGTGGGCAGACTGGCAAAGATTCCAAGCGAAGGCTAGAGTAGCAAGAAGAGAGGCAGAAGAGGCAGCGATCAAGCGCCGCAGAAAGATGATAGACGGCACGATCATCGCAGTGTTTGTCGTCACCATCCTCGCGATACTTGGCTCTGTGTTTGTTCTTCTCCTGCACACACAAGGAAAACTCTAATGGCTGTCAGGAAGACCAAAAAGGGTGCGGCACTCAAGCGGTGGTTCAAGGAAGAGTGGAAAGACGTACGGACGGGCAAGCCGTGTGGGCGTCGCAAGGGTGAAAAACGGGGTACTCCATATTGTCGCCCCTCTAAAAGGATTTCGTCGAAAACCCCCAAAACCGCTTCAGAAATGACAGCCGCCGAGAAGCGTAGTAGAATTAGCCAGAAGAAGCGCATTGGTCAGCCACCCGGCAAGGCCCGGCGCGTGAAACCACTGAAGAGAAGGAAGAAGTAATGCACTGCTCCCCTCGTAAAGCCGCAGCCGGCGCAATGATTATGCCGACTCGCAACAACGGTAAGCGCACTCGTTTTAGCAATGGTGGCGGCAACCTCAAGCCAATCCCCGCAGACAACAAGGGTCTTCCCAATCTTCCCGAAAAAGTTCGTAACAATATGGGCTATCGGAAGAAGGGCGGATATAACAAGTAAATGGCAACCTCCGGATCCAGAGACTTTGATCTCGATGTAGCAGACATTATCGAAGAGGCGTACGAGCGGTGTGGTCTCGAAGTTCGCACCGGTTATGATGCGCGTACCGCCCGTCGGTCTCTAAATTTGATGTTTGCAGACTGGGCCAACCGTGGCCTGAACCTGTGGACCGTGAAGCAGGCAACACAGTCCCTGACATCTGGCACTGCAACGTATGCGTTTGACGCAACGTACACCGACCTGCTGGAGGTTGTACTTCGTCGCAGCAGCGTTGATTACCAACTCGATCGCATGTCACGCGGCGAGTATCTGCATCTGCCCAACAAGTCGCAGTCTGGCCGTCCGAGTCAGTTCTTCTACAACCGTCAGACCACGCCAGAGATCACACTGTGGCCTACGCCTGACAGTTCGAGCGACAGCATTGTGTATTATTATGTGCAGCGCATTGAGGATGCGGACGCGTTGGTCAACACAACCGACGCACCGTTCCGCTTCCTGCCGTGCATGGTTGCTGGCCTCGCATACTATCTCGCCATGAAGAAGGCGCCGGAGAGGGTGCAGCTTCTGAAGGCGGTGTACGAGGAAGAGTTCCAGCGGGCAGCAGACGAGGATGAAGATCGCGTTGCACTGAAACTGCAACCGAGCATGCAGTATCTGAGGGTGAACTGATGGCGAGGTTTGCTTCGGGAAAAGATGCCTGGGGCTACTCTGACCGGTCTGGCTTTCGTTATCGTCTGGTGGACATGGTCACAGAATGGAACGGTCTGAAGGTTGGCCGGGACGAGTACGAGTCGAAGCATCCGCAGCTAGAGCCGATTAGTGTTGGCCCGGATCCGCAGGCGATTCATGACCCGCGTCCGGATCAGCGCACAGAGGTAGGAGTCGCGCGGTTGTTGCCGGCGAATCCGTTCTTGTCTGGTTCTGCTGGCAGCGCCGTGATTACGGTGGTCGAACCTTCGCATGGACGTACGACCGGTGATACTGTAAGGTTCCGCAAAGCCGAGGCTTTTGATGGGTTTACCGAAGCTGCACTGGAGGACGCAAGTGGTTACACGATTACTGTCACTGATTCGAATCTTTACACGTTTACGGCGTCGTCAGGAACAGCCACCACGGGTAGTTCACGAGGCGGCGGTGACAATGCGACTGTCGGACCGGTGACGCTGGAGAAGTAAATGGCATTCACGTACGCACAACTGAAGACAGCGATTCAAGATTACACGGAGAACACGGAAACGTCCTTCGTGACGAACCTGCCTGTGTTCATCCGCGCAGCCGAAGACCGCATCTTCAAGCTGGTTGATCTGGAGATCTTTCGTAAGAATGCTACTAGTGCTCTGACGCAAAACGATCCGTACCTGACGGTGCCGACTGACTATCTGGCGTCCTTCTCGCTGTCGATTACGAACAGTAGCTCGAAGGAGTTCCTGCTCCAGAAGGACGTGAACTACATCCACGAGTACAATCCCAACGCTGCAACGACAGGCACCCCGAAGTATTACGCCTTCTTCGACAAGGACAACTTCATTATCTCGCCGACGCCTGACAGCAATTATGTCGTCGAGCTTCATTACTATTACCGTCCGGCCTCCATCACCGCCGGCGCCGACAGCGCCACGACTTGGCTCAGTGATAACGCTCCCAACGCTCTGCTTTACGGTTCGCTGGTAGAAGCGTATATTTACATGAAAGGTGAACAGGACATGCTTCAGATGTATGAGAAGCAGTTCGCCGAAGCTATGACCAGGATCAAAGATCTGGCGGAAGCACGGGAAAACAGCGATGCGTATCGCAGAGGTCTGCCAGATCGGCCTCGGACATAAGGAGTAGAAGATGGCAACATCAAACGCAGCAACCACCTACTTGGAGAACAAGCTACTTAGCTTCATCTTCAAGAACAACGCCGGGAGCTTTTCGTCTCCGGGTGATTCCATTTATGTTGGCCTTGCAACCGCAGTATCTGACGCAGAAGCAGGCACCCTGACAGAGGTAAACACCTCGACACAGGATGCTAACTATACACGGCAGCAGGTAAACGCAGCAGGCTGGACTCTAGCCTCGTCTTCGACAGACCAGCAGACGGTGACCAACGCAGCCAACATCGAATATTCTGCATCAAGCGGCGTAGCCACCTACACCGTGACACATGCTTTCATCGCAGACGCAGCCAGCAGCGGCAACATCCTGTTTGTCGGCGCACTGGACGCATCCAAGGCGATTGCATCGGGTGACATCTTCCGCATCAATGCAGGGAACCTGACCATCGAGTTGAAGTAATGGCACTGGTACTCAAGGATCGCGTCAAGGAGACGAC